CACACTTTAATAAAGTGGGTGATGGTGGATTTATTGATGGCTCATTATTGAACTCAAGTGGAGCTGCATATAACTATAGTGCAAGCAAAGGTGCTTTTGGACATATGGTAACTAAGGTTGATACTATCCATGGAGATGTATCTCTTGTTAAAGAACCTTTATTTAGAGGTTTTTCATCAGGATTTATGCAAATGGTTGACCTTGACCATGTTTCATATCGTCCACTTGTTGGTAATGGTGTTAATCGTGATACGTCAATCACAACAAATGTGCAACAAGCTGATGAAGATTTACGTAAAGACATGATTCTAACAGAAGCAGGTCTTGAAGTTTCTCTTCCTGAAACTCATGCACTTATTAATTTGGAGGGCGTGTAAAATGAGAAGTGATGTATTAAATCAAAATAGTGGTAGCTATGGAATGTTGCCTAGTGCGTATAAAGTCTCAGCAAAAACAGCTGACTTTACAGCAGCATCAGGATACGTATATGTTGTTACTAAGTTAGATGGATGCGATGTTACTTTGCCAGCTCCAAATGTTGGAGATAAAATCAAGATAGTATTTGATGGGGCTACAAGTAATTCTCATACAGTAACTTCAGATGCTTCTACAACACTTATAACAGGATGGGCAGCTATGTCAGATACAGCTGACCAAACTGCAGCAGCTATGGAAAACTTTGTAGCTGATGAAGTTGATGACAGAATAATTACCTTGAATAGAACTACTACAGGTCTTTCAGGGATTATTGAGTTGACTGGTGTTGGGGCAAACAAATGGTATGCAGAGTGCATTATTCATTCAAATGGTGATGCAGCTACTCCATTTAGCTAATCCTAACGGATAACAGTTATTGGGAACTGGGGAGAGGTCGTATAAAGGGTCTCTCCCAAATCCCTTATTAAAAAGGAGAATATATGTTTGGAAATAAAAATTTTAAAAAATATCCTGGTGGTGGTGCTCTTGAAGGTGAGTCTCATGCTCAAGGTGGAATACCAATTGAGGCTGAAGGTGGAGAGTTCATTATTAAGAAGGATTCTGTGAATCCATCAACATTAGCAATACTTGAATATATTAATGAGTATGGAGATATTCCAATGACTGATGCAAGAGATAGAAACGAGGTAATATAATGCCAAAAGTAGGGAAAAAAGAATTTAGTTATTCAGATAAGGGTAAAGCAGAAGCAGAAGCTTATGCAGAAAAAACTGGTCAAAATATAGAGAAGGGAAGTAGTCCAATGGCATATGAAAGTAAAGACGCAAGAAATAGAAGTCAATCATATAAAGAAGGTGGAAGAGTTGAATATTCTAAATCTAATCCAGGGGATACAACTAAGGACATTAAATCTGAAAAAATTTTAGTTAAACCTGGGGATTCTACTAATAAGAGAAAACGTAGTTCTGTATGGGAAAGATATAATAAACCCAAAGGATATATTGAAGGATAATATAATATTTTGTAATGGGACATAAACGTAACGAATACGAAAAGAAAAAAGATTCCAAGAAGTATAAAAAGAAAACTAAAGGAAAGAAGAATGGCAAGAACGTATTATTGTAAATGTGGTGGTAAAGTTGAATCAGGTGGAGACATGACTTGTAAGTGTGGTCATGTTTTTGGCAATAAATTCAAAGTTGGCAATCATATCAATATGCGTACAACTTGGTCAGGACAAACGCAAGTAGAATTTACTCAACAGTCAATGAAAGAATCTGTTGAAGGCATGGGAGGGGAGTGGTAGATGGCTAATTTTGATGACCAAGTAATGGGATTAACAGGACTAACTATTAGTGGAAGTTCTTCAGCCCCAAGTCAACCTGAATTAACCCAATTTCTTACAGACGGAGCAAAGGAAATTATTAATTTATTGCCTGGGGAATTAAAAGAAAAAGCCATGTCTATTACCAATCTATACATTGGCAATACAGATACTATAATGGATTTAGATGGTAAAGGTGAAATATTTTATGTAACTCGTGAAAATGCAGATTCTGGAGTTTATGCTCCATGTAGAAAAATAAATGCAATGTATGGAGACTTAACAAATGATTCTGAAAATATAATTTATGGTGCAAGTGCTACTGACCCTGTATATTATGTTGAAAGTAATTCTAGTGGCAATTCAACTTTATTTGTAAAGCCTACTCCTACAGCTGCTCAACCTGCAAAAGTGTATCATATTTCATATCCATCAGTAGCTTATAATGATGGAGGAACTATTGCGAATTTCCCTGATGAAGTTGAATATCTTGTTGTTCTATATGCAGCTTGTAAATCATTGCAAAGTGCACTTGGTGGATTTGGAATCTCAACATTCTCTTTAAGTGCAGCAGCTCCTGTAGATACTCCAGCACTTCCTAGTATAAGTGGAGGTAGTGTTTCAGCTGTATCAATTGATGCATTGCCAAGTGCTCCAAATTATACAGCTCCTGTATTTACTTCTGCTAGCACATATTTAACGGAAATGGAAGCTGGTACAATAGGGGATGCTTCTTCAGATATTGACGTAGAGCATTGGTTTAGTATAGCAGGACAGTTAATTGAAGATGAAGAGGATACTGAATTAGCACAAGTTCATTTACAAAAAATATCTACATTTTTAAATGCATTTTCTCAGGACATGCAAAATCAATTAAATATATTTAATGAAAGCAATGCTGTTTATCAAGCAGGTATTCAAAGAAATTTAGAGCAGGCAAGAATAAATATGCAAGATGCTCAAAAAGAAGCAGACCTTACATTACAAGCCTCTATACAAGATTACACCCTTGAATTACAAAGATTGTCAGCATCGGTCTCAAAATATCAAGCTTTAGTTCAACAAGAGGTGCAAACATATCAACAAGAAATTACAGAGAAGAGCACTGAGTATAAATGGATGACTCAACAATATCAAATGCTTAAGCAAGACTATATGCAAGGGCTTTCATCTCTAGGGATATCCCAAGGACAGAAGGAGGCTGAATAATGAAACCAAAAGAATTGATTCAACAAATTGAACATTTAATGGGTCGTCAACCTGAAGGCTATATGATTCGTTTAATAAATGATGGTTTAATTGATATGGCATCAAAGAAAAAAGAATATACAGTATCGGCAGTAACAGCTTTAGAGCAATATAAAAGATGGTATGCACTTGATGACCAAGTTATTGATATTGTAAAAGTAGAAGTATTGGATACAAATAGTCGATATGTAATGATACCAAAATTAGCAGACTCACATAAATTGCTTCGTGAAGATACTGATATTGATATCTCAGATGGTTCTGCAACAGACGATTTAACTTAGGAGTATAATGGCGACACAAAAAAGAACATTCCCAAATCAATATTTTTCATGGTATAACGATGATAAGCGTGTTGCAATATTAGCACTTGACTTAACAACAGATTCTACTGAAAGCACGAATGAACCTTATGATACATATCAAGATGCTGATATTTCAAATGGCTTAAGAATTACATATCACTCAAAATACGAGACTGTAACTACAGCAAATTTAACAGGAGAAATGAGTTCTACTCATGGGCTTGATACAGGAATGCAAAATGCGTTATTGTGTTATGTAAAGGCAAGATTATTTGAAGACCAAGGAGATATGCAACAAGCTCAATATTTCAGACAAATGTATGAGAGAAGTGTCAAGAAATATCCATCACGAAAATCAGGTGTACGACAATTGTCTGTGCCAAGGCTTTAGGAGAATATAAATGAGCTCAATATTAACAACATGGTCTCCAGATGGGAATACAAAGGCAAGTGAAACAACCTCAGCATCATTAAATAATGCTACACTAAGTGGAACTCTTACTGTAACAGGAGCTACCACATTAAGTTCAACGCTTGCTGTAACAGGAATTATAAGTCCTAGTACACATATTGATATGCCTGATAGTGCTAATATAAAATTAGGAACTGGAGATGATTTACAATTATATCATGATGGGTCTCATTCATATATAACAAATGCAGTAGGGACATTAAAACTTGCTACAGAAACATCTGGCATAGCAGTTACAATAGGACATACAACATCTGAGGTTACTATAGCAGATAATCTTACAGTTACAGGTACATTGACACTTGGTTCAGGGGCTGAATTAACAGAAGCTGAATTGGAAATGCTTGATGGTATAACGGCAGGTACGGCAGCAGCTTCAAAAGCTCTAGTTTTGGATAGCAATAAAGATATTGGTACTATTCGGAATTTAACTATAGATGGAACTTTTTCAGATGGAAACTACACATTTGATACAAGTGGCAATGTAACTGGACTTGGAAATGTTACAATGACAGGGGACTTAACTATATCTGGTGGAGATGCTATTTTAACAGCAGCTAATGACACTGCTTCAAGCATACTAATGCAGGCTGATAATAGT